AGGGGGTACTTGGAAATCCACTCGGGCACTAACAAGATAATCTTCCTAGGGTGCGATGACCCAGAAAAGCTAAAGTCCCTTAGTCAAGCTAAGTACATCTGGATTGAGGAGGCTACCGAACTAACCTTTGATGACTTTACTCAAATTACCCTACGCCTACGGGGTAAGTCAAAGCACCCAAAGAGGTTCTTCCTAACCTTCAACCCCGTGTCAGATAGCCACTGGATTAAGCAGCGGTTCTTTGATAAGCCCCCCGAAATAGAGAAAGACAACATCCTAATCCTGCACGGTACTTACCTAGACGCACTAGAGTTTCTGGATGAGGATTACCCAGTGCGGATGGCTGCGCTAAAGACCGTCAACCAGACCTACTACGAGGTTTATGCTCTTGGTGAGTGGGGCGTATGGGATAAGGAAAACCTATTCGCTTCTAGTTACGATACGGAAACCCATAGTGTAGACGCTCATATCAAAGCCCTAACCAGCTTGCCAGTTTATCTAGCGTTTGACTTTAATGTCAGTAATACTTGCGTGGCTTGCCAGTACCAAAAGAACTCAAGTGACGCTGAAACCTTTGCCACAGCCAATATCCTAAAGGTCTACCGCATTGGAGACCTAGCTGCGCTCTGCCAAACCATTAGAGCGGATTATCCAGACTGCACATTCGTAATTAACGGTGATGCATCTGGCAGCAGCCGTAACGCATTTACCAGCGACAACATAAACGCCTACCAGCTAATTTCTAATTATATGGCAATATCAGACCTACTTATCCAAGTGCCACGGTCTAACCCTAGTCATATAGCTAGTAGACTGGTAACTATGCTGTTCTTCCAGAAGTGCAAGGTGCGCATCAGTAAACCTAATTGCGAAACACTTATTGCGGATTTAAAAGAAGCCAAGGTAGACCGTAAAGGTAGTCTTGACCCTTGGAAGTTAAAGAACCCAGACAAGTCGCACGCACTGGATGCGTTTCGCTATTTTGTTTTTTCTAACTTTGCCGAAATAACTGGAAACTATAACCTAGAAAAGTTCAATGGAAAAATGCTGCAATAATCTTTACACTCTATGCGCTGACATAGACCCGTGTTTCGCGGTACTTGCGGTAAAAGTACCTATTGACTATCCTAACCAGTTCGTTACCCTTTCCTTCAAAAAGAACCTTGGAAATCCAGTGGGGTTCAAAGCAGACTGTGAGGTGCTGGATGGATGGGCGGTAATTGAGGTAGAGCAGCAACCAAAGGCGTTCTTTAATCCGTACGGAAACGCTTACCAGTGCGAGTTCATATCAACTACCACCTACGCCCCAGTCTTGTTCACAGCGGCTGACGGGAAGCCCTACAGCGGCTTTTATTTCAATATTGCCAACAATACCAACGATGGCGGGTACGCTCAACTTAATGTAATTGATACAGAAATTTATGTCAATCCGTAAAAGTTATGGAGTCACTTCTAAGTGCGGAAAGGGTCGTGGTTGCAGGGTCGTTGAACTGCCTTATCATCCTAATTGTGACGGGGTTCAATGCGGTATTCAGCGCAGCCTTGTCCGTATTTCTAGACTACCTAATGGAGGAACACCCTCTTGGCAAGTGGTACGCTGGGACATTGAAGAATCTACCAGCCTACATCGCAAAACCGCTAGGTGAGTGCATATTCTGCGCAGGAACTTGGGTCTATTTTATTATTTGCTTTTTCTTAATTAAAGTACCGTTTATTTTATGTTTAGTCGGCTCTGGCGTAAATCACCTAGCAATACTGTATCTGCTGAGCAAAAGCAGGAACTGGACAAAGAACCTATAGAGCCGTCAACCCCTGCCTACTGTGGGGTTTGCCCACCAGAGCGGTGGTCGCAAATTGAGTACGCATTTACTTCTGGGGGCGTGCATTACTTCAAGTTTAGTACCGAGGTTAATATACCGTTTCAAAGGGCTATAGCAGCCCGTGACATACTAACGGAGGAACTATGGCAAATAGACCCAACCGTATTGAAGGGGTGGACTGAGTCGCTTATAGGGGCTATCACAAACCCCAAACTAAACAACGAAAAAAAGCTATACGAGGTAGGGGTGCTGGCATCACGGCTCAAAGAGCAAATGGAACTATCCTTTTCCCTTACCCGTCAACTGAAACTGGCTACGGTGGTTTATTTCGATGAGCAGGAAAACCCTCTAGACTATGAGTATCCGTACAATAAAGCCAAGCTAGAACACTGGACTAAGCACAACGATGTGCAGGGTTTTTTTTTGAATCTGCCTCAGTACCTTTACTTGCCCTCTGGCAACGAATTGACACGGAATTTTCCGACTTATTTAGAAGCAGAAACGGTAATGCTGACAAACCTAATGAAGCATATTACTACCAGTTTGCCATCAGACGGTTCAAACAACGATTTGAAGACTGCCTTATTTGGGCAGATGGAAACCTTGAAAGGGCTAAATTCTTGGTCGAAAGACCCGTCTACGAGTATTACCTAGCGTACTCACTTTATGTAAAAAATCTACGCAAGGAGCGGAGTAAACAAGCGGCATCTACCAGATAATTTTTAATTAGTTTTGCCAAAACTGGTAAGACTATGGCTACCGATATTCGGATAAAGTACTCCATTGATACGGAGGACATCTTAAAGGCTCAAGTTGCATTTGACAAGCTAACCGCAGAGGAAGCGGATGCCCTAGCGAAGCTAAAGTTATTTAACAAAGAACTAGAGGACACTGGGGATGCTGGCAGTTTCACCTCTTTACAAGCGCAAGCCGATAAACTACGGGCTTCCATCAGCAAGCTATCACCCGCTAGTGAGCAGTTTAAAAAGCAAGCTAAAGAGTTTCAAAAAGTAACCGCTGAACTTAATAAGGTTGAGCGTGCCGCATTCAGCGCAGGGAAAAAAATAAAAGACGCTGGGGACTCAGCTGGCGGTGGGATAGGTGGTCTTATGGGCAAACTCGGACCGCTCGGCCCTGCGATAGCTGGTGCGTTTAGCATAGGGGCTGTGGTGTCATTTGGGAAAGCTACATTAGATACCGCTGGTAGATTTGAAACACTGGGTGCGGTTCTTAAAACTACCCTAGGCTCTGACTCTGCGGCGTTAGGTGCAATGATTCGTATCAAGGAAATAGCATCAACCACACCGTTCTCGGTTGAGGAACTAACAGCGTCTTTTGTAAAACTGGCTAACCAAGGTTTCAAACCTACAAACCAGCAGATAATAGCATTAGGTGACCTAGCGTCCAGTACTGGTAAGTCTTTTGATATGTTAGCGGAAGCCCTAATTGATGCGCAAGTTGGGGAGTTTGAACGCCTTAAAGAATTTGGGGTAAGAGCGAGTAAAGCTGGAGACCAAGTAACCTTTACATTTAAGGGTCAACAAACGGTTGTTCAAAATACATCCGCTGAAATTCAAAAGTACCTTGTAAGCCTTGGTAGTATAGAAGGCGTAGCAGGGTCTATGGCTGCAATAAGTGCCACAACAGAAGGGGCGGTAAGTAACTTAGGCGATGCGTGGGACGGGTTTCTTGCTTCAATAGGTGAAGGGCTAGCCCCAGTCTACAAAGCAGCATTGAAGGTTACGGCTGATTTTTTAAATGCTTTAAAAGGGGTTTTCCAATCGGAGGAGAGTAAGTACCTAGAACGGCAGGGTAAATCCTATAACATATATGCGGAGCAGTTTAAAAAGAACTCAACACAAGCGTTAAAAAATGTTGAGGAAAACAGTTTTCAAAGACTACAAATTCTGGAAAAGGAAGTGGTTGAAACTGAAAAAAAATATAGGGCTCAACAAGCTAAAGTTGCTACACTAGAGTCCCGAATGCAGGATGAAAAAGGCAGGGGGTTTACCTATGTAGAACGGCAAAGGGAAAAGGAATATGAGAATGAATTTAAAAGGAAGAAACAAGAGCAGGCGGATTTAAAGGCTCAAAATCAAGCGGCTATTGATGAGATAAAAACTAGGTTAGATGTTGAAAAGGGTGCTAGGGAAGATAAAAAAAGAAAAGATAAGGAGGCAGCGGATGCGGCTGATAAGGC